TACCAGGCACGATCGTAGTGAGGTCTATCTCAGAAATGTTCACACCCGCTGAAACGCTGAATGCCATGTTGTATCTCCTCTAGAGGTCTAAATTGTCCTAGTGTATTTATAAAACTAGAAACTGTGGATGGCTGAGCCATCTTCCTCTTCGTCGTCGATACCATTACTGAAGAAACCAAATGGAAGCATGGCAGATTCGATGTCTTCTTCTGATTTTTCACGTAAATTAACCATCGTGTTGATATCGGTTAACTCTTTGAAATAGTCCTGACCTGAAAGCCAGCCAAACAAAACCAAACCCATGACCAGGTCATCGTTCTTTCCCGGCTCGGCCTCATACGAAACGCCTTTCTTCGAGAAGGTGTTCAGTTCTGAGATGGTCTCTTTGTCATGGATGACGAGCTGGTTCTGCTCGATCAGTAGCTTGATCAAAGAACAACCGGCGTTCTTGACGGATTTCGTGGTCCTAATTCCTAGCTCAGTCTTGCCACCAAACCCCGAGGAGATTCGTTTACCGGATCGGCCAGCATTTTCCGTACCCAGAACGCCGCCGTATTCGAAATCATGATAAAGGGCATCGACAATCTGGCCGCCGATGTCATTGATCTCTACTAAGATTACGGCTTCATTATACATCTTGGCCAGGCGGTGAATGACTTCAGAATAATCGTACGGGACAATTTGATTAGATCTGAAAGTCAGGACCTGTTGATACGGCATTTCTGTAATGTCGATGATATGGAAAGCAGAATAGTCAAGGCCTTTACCACGAGAAACGTCGGCGATCACACAATAAGCATGTTCAGGTCTTGGCTTTTTATACTGTGTGACATTGTCAGCTTCCATCAGAGGAGTTTGAGCAACTAGTTCTTTAAGCTTCGATCCTGAGATGAGGGTACCAGACGAACCGGCAAACTCTACTTCATATTCTTGGGCAAACTTTACTAAGTCATTACCCATACCTTGAAGGACATCGGCTTTCCATTGATGATCACGGCCCGGGACCTGATCCCATCTGACTTCAACCAGCGAGTACTTGTTTTTCTTGTTCCGAGCGCCGTCTACGATATTCCAGAAGTGGTTCAGGCCGTTTGGAGTCGAGACGAGGACGATCTTGGTTTTCTTACCCGAGGAGATTGTAGGGAAAACGGATGCAAAGAACTCATCCCAGTTGTCAATGAACGCCGCCTCATCGATGAACAGCATCGAGAGGGCATAACCACGGATGGCGTCCGAAGACGTAGCAGCAGCGATAACACGAGAATCATTCTCAAGGACGAAGGAACCCTTGTTCCATTCTTTGACACCCTGTTGTAGCCAAGCCGGAAGGTGCTGATACGCGAGTTGAACCTTGCCCAGGATTTCAATGGCCGTAGCTTCTTTGTTGGCCAGGAGACCAACAGTCTTTTCTTTGTTGAAGAGGATGAACCAGGTGATGAACCCGGCCGTAACGGTAGACTTACCAACCTGGCGGGCTGTGGCCAAACACGTGAATCGGCTATTGACCATGGCGTCGAGCATGTCGACCTGATAGTCATGAAGTTTGAATTTGACAAGGCCATCATCAACGTTGATGATCTTCATGTAGGTTTCGATGAAGTAGTGCGGGTCCTCGGCGCATCGAAGCCACTCGCCCATGAGTTCAGGAGTCCAATTGACCTTAACGCCAGCCCGCTTCAGCAGCGGGTTGCCGTTGTAGGACTTCATGTTGTCGATCCCGACCGTGTCGAGATTACTCATCGTTGTCTTCCTTCTCCTCGTTCTTCTTCCTCATGTCTTCGATTAGGTTTTGAAGGTCACGGGTAGATCCAACGAAGAGGTTGTTGTGGACAACAGTCTGTTCTCCAGCACCATCGGCAATGGCAGGAGTATCGATCTCGGCTTTGTCGATCTCCTTCTTCTTTTTGTGGATTTCCAGAAGAACTTTGGATGCTGCTGTCATGGAGTTCATGAGTGCACCTAGCTTCTCGTACGCCATTGGGCTCTGAGATTGCTGTGCGATAGCGGCCATCTCTTCAAGGGCAGCTGTGCCGATGCTGAGAACATCTTTAACTATATCGCGAGCACTCTCAAAGTCTTCATCCTTGCGAGGATCGACTTTGTAGTTGTCAGCCGGGAGCTGCTCTTTGTATTCGATGATCTCTTGCTTATTTGCAATGACCTCATCGATTGATTTCATACCAAGAAATTTGGAAATATCGTCGTCAGGCATTAGAACTCTTCTATGTCTACACCGTCAACTGTAGTGGTTATCGTGGCAGCCAGTGCCGCTGGAACCTTGTTGTCGTCGAAGATGTCAATGATGGCCGTCTCGATGCGCTTGCGGTCGGTCAGTGGACCGAAGATATAGCCCTTGACCGTAAAGTTCAACGTCCAGATAATGGCACGCCGAGTTTTATAATCACCCTCGTAGGAATCTTCCTTGGACACATTATCCAAGATGATCGGGATATCGACCTTTGCATCGAGGCCTGGAACGAGGTTGGCCGTGACGTTCCAGTCTGGAGTAAAGTTAGGAAGAATCTGCTCGACGATTTTAGTGCCGTCTTCGGTATTCTTCACAGCTATGTATAACGAAAAGTTTAAGTTATACGGGACGGGATTAAAGGTAGAGACTCCGGAGTCAGGCCCGGATCTTCCGACCTTCATGATCTTGGAGAATTTTCTAGATCCATCGTAGGAGATATTGGTCATCTCAAATGACATGCGTGGAAGCGTAGCAGCCACTTTGTTGTCAATCTCAGGGTCACCGAGGACCCTGGCCATCAGCTTGTCTTTTTCAGCGTAGGACAGCGGAACCTTCAAGGTCTTGATTACCTCGTCGCCGTCCTTCGTGTTGATAAAGATTTCGTTGAAGAGTGTGCCGAAAGCAACGACATACTTCCTGATCATATTATGATCGAATGTTTGGTTGCCTAGCATTAGTAGTCATCTCCAAATGGATTGCCTTCAGTGAAATCAAGCAAAGCATCCGCTTCAGTTTGAATTTCAGCGTTATCGAAGAATGGATCCAGTTCATCCTCAACCGTGTCTTCGTATTCAGAGTTGATGATGTAGAATCCGCCGTCATCGGTAATAGGTAGACCACCATCGGTAAGAATAGCAAACGACGTGAGCGCCAGGCTATGTCTCGATTCAATGTCGTCGATCTCTGCAATACCAGTCGTGAACTTCTCATTGGAGTATTCAAACATCTCCATTGTAAGATCCCAGGTCTGCAGCCCGCCGAGCTGGTAGAACATTGACTTTTCATCAGAGTATTGAAGCTTGAACATCTTATCGTTCAGCGGGAACCAGATAAGGTCACCTTCATTTGGTCGCAGGATACCTTCCGGCGTTCCAACAGTATCAGTAAAGACGCGCCTAGCAACAGTAAGCGTCATCTGATCGCGGATCTCAATGTTGAACTTAGACATGAAGGAGCCATCGCCCCCAAATGCATCTACATTCTTGACATACATTTCGATCGGGATGGCTGTATCATACGACACCGCTGCATCCTCGCCGTAAATCTCATCAAAGTTACCGGTCTTTTTCGGCAGGTAATAAACATCCAGGCCGTGCATACGAATAGACTCAATGATCAGATCCTCTAGAAGAAGCTGCTCATTTGCTGAACTGTAATTATTGAAATATTGGTTTGTGGTCACTATGTGTCCTTAGCCAACCATATCAGATGGTGGAAGCGAGTAGGTCGTGATCATCTCTTCTTCCATCTTTCGGATCTCGTCCTGAGCATCCTGAAGAATCTGCTGACCGTTGAACTGGACTCCGCCTGGCATCTGGACGCCTACGAATTTAGTGAGGTTAAGGCCCCATTGTTTCTTGATCAGGGCTGTAGCATAGCGATAGAGCCAGCGATCCTTCCAAACGTCAGCGAACACAGCTGGGTCGACGACCTCGTACGCTTCAACCACAAGATACTGTCCAGCTTCAACCTTTTCCCAGTTCATGTCAACGTGAAGGCGGTTACGGTGGCGCTCGTAACGGATGAGTTGCTGGCCGACCAGCATTTCTTGCATGAGACCCAACTTCTCACGAAGCATGTAGTACGGGATCATGGAGGAACTGGCCAGGGTGTATAGGTCGTTCAGAGCAATCTGATAGTTGATGTTGAAAATGTCATTCGTGGACGTCATACCCCAGCCGCCGAGTTGGAATATGCGAACAGCTCCCAAGATATTCTCTGGAAGCGTGATGTATTTGTCAGTGATATTCTGAGTCGTGATCTGGTGTTTATAGTAGACGACAGCGGACGCATCGAAATGGTAGTCAGCGTAATAGCTTAGGGCTTCGTCAATACGATCTTCTACCTGGGTATCAGCCACGTTGATGTCGATGACTGGCTTCCCTAGGGCACGCAGGCAATATTCCTTAAAATCGGCTCTAGTTGTTGGCACTGCCATTGACTTCTCCTGGGGTTACCCCCTATTTATTTACTTCTTGGTCCAGACATTGTCCCGGTAGTGACTCTCGTGGGACATTCTCTTACGACGGGTGAGAGCCAAGAGATCCAGATCCGGTTTCTTCATTTGCCTGGTCACTGTTTTCAGATCCAGGTCCGAACGCTTGAAAGGAATGACCTGAACCAAAGGTGTTCCGGCCGGCAGGATTCCATGGAAATTAGGCTGATTGAATGTGAACGGAAAGTTTACGTATTCGAAATAACCATCACAGTCTACCACGCCTGCCAGACATTGGAACCGTGGATCAGGTCGATTCAAAGGCGGAATGAACATGGCCGAATAGCCTTTGGGCAGCTTGATGATCCAGTAGTTCATGAACTTGATCGGCGGCTTAGGCATCAACGGATTTGGAGCCTTGTCGGTTGTGATTTGGTTCTTGCCATGATTCTCGATCATGGACTTGTAGAAGCTCCACTTGTATTCCACGCCAGAGCAATCTTCGTTGACCGTGAACTCCACATCGGCCGCAAGCGGAATGATGTAACCCATCGACATAGCGTCTAGGAATGGGTTGCACCTCTTGATAGTGGAAGCTTCTAGGCCGTCATGCAGTTTCATTGGCAGAGCTTTGAACCAGTCTGGGACTAGTTTCTTTGCAGGGTACGGCTTAGGAATAACGTCCCAGTCATCTGCGTCACATAGGAATTCAATCTCTGGCGTCTTCAATGCCGATACGAGGTTCATCAGTTTAGTCCTGTTGCATAAAATTGTGGTTTCACACCTGCGTCAAGCAGTCTCTTAACACGTCTCATCTCTTTCTCGCCACCGAGAATGTGATCATCGAGTATATTGAAGTCGAGCTCACGGATAAACGAGCGAAGGTCGGGAGGGAGGCTGTCGAATGCCTCCATCACATTTATTTTGTGGATCCGCTCGTCGGCTGTAAATTTGAGGCTTTAACCTCCTTGAGGTTCATCGCGACTTTGCGGGTGACTGCACCAGTCGTATCTGTAACGTCCCAAATAACAAATGGGAATTTGGTAATTTCCTTGTCATCAAACCAGGTGTTAACCGGCTTTAGGACGGCTTCGAATTGTGAGGAATCGCTGTAGAAAAGATTCGCGTATTCGATACCTAGGGAATCTAGATACGATTTGATAGCAGCGGTTTCTGCCACGGTGTCATCAAGCCCACCGTATAGTGCAACGTTAGTTACCTTCATGAGATTTCTCCTATTTGAATGGGGGCCCGCTAATCCAGACCACTAGTGATTTCCGGACGCCAGATTCAAGAGGCGTCACACGATGAAGCATATAGCTTGGGAAAAGTGTAATGAGACCGCGCTCGCGCTTAACGGTTGTGTCAGTAGGTCCGCCTTTGATTTGCAGATCTCCACCGGAGTAATCCGCAGGATCCGAAAGCTGCAGAACCATACTCAGCTTGCGCGGGGTTTTTCCGGCTGCCTGTTTGACTGTATCCATGTGCCAAGAATAGTGATCATCTGGCTCATCATAGACTGTGTATTGGAAATCTTCGACGAACCCGCCAAGATCGAATCTCCAATACTGTGCATTTGCCAATCTGGCCACATAGGCCAGGCGATCATATATCCAAGTGGTCTCTGGTGTCAGTGCTAGCCAGCCTGTTTTTGCTTTACGAATGGCTGCGTATTCTTCTTCTTTAGACATTCCTGAGATGATAGCTTTATCAACAGGCAGCATCGTAGTTGCGTACGAGTCTAAAACATCAAGTTCTTCAGGTGTAAAGGCATTCTGCCAGGTAACAAAATCAACATCAGAAATCTCTGTTGTTGGCATCGGCGCAAAGTTGTATATAGACATAATAAATTCCAGTTAATGGCGGACCCAAGAAACGGTCAATGACGATGAGTTTACAGAAGTATCACCAGATCCTAGGGCAACAGAATATTCGTTGCGAGGCTTCAGGCTGACAGCTGTATTTATGATCGATGGACTGGTCGCAGTTCCACCCGCATTACCAGCAGAACCAGATTTGCCCGACCAGTTAGCAGGCGCTGCGCCGCCGCTTCCGCCTGGACCAGCTCCAGTTCCAGCAGCACCCGCAGAGCCAGCAGTTCCGGCGTTACCTGCGGTTCCGGTCCTACCAGACCAGTTAGCAGGCGCTGCGCCGCCAGGATTACCAGCAGTTGCACCTGTTCCTGCGCTTCCAGCAGCACCAGTGTTTCCAGCAGTTCCTGCGGCACCAGCTGAGCTAGGCCACGTATTAGGCGCAGCTCCGCCGGCGCCACCAGAACCCGCACCAGTTCCAGCATTGCCTGCTGCACCGGCATTTCCAGCGGTTCCAGCCGTGCCTGTTTTGTCAGTCCAGTTAGCAGCACCAAGGGCGCCGTCGCCGCCAGCTCCAGCACCAGTTCCGGCGTTACCGGCAGCACCAGTGTTTCCAGCAGTTCCGGCCGTGCCTGGCGATCCGGCGCCGCCGTTCGTTGGAGCATTGGCTGGAGTCGCTCCAAAGCCTGCGTTACCGGCAGCACCGGTGTTTCCAGCAGTTCCTACGGCACCAGCTGAGCTAGGCCACGTATTAGGCGCAGCCCCACCAGCATTTCCTGGTGTCGCGCCAGTGCCAGCAGATCCTGTGTTACCAGTCGTTCCCGCGTTGCCAGCGACACCAGCAGAACCTGGCCATGAGTTAGGTGCAGCGCCTCCCGCGCCTCCAGGGGTGGCACCGGTTCCAGCATTTCCAGAAGCTCCGGTATTTCCGGCAGTACCAGAAGCACCAGCCGAGCTAGGCCACGTGTTAGGTGCAGCACCACCAGGATTTCCAGGTGTGGCACCAGTTCCTGCGTTGCCAGAAGCACCCACGTTACCGGCAGCCCCTGGATTACCAGCGCTTCCGGAATTGCCAGCGATACCAGCTTCTCCTGGAGATCCTGATTCACCAAATCCTGGATAGTTTAGTTCAATTTCAGTGTTTAGATCGCCGCCAATTCCACCGGCTCCACCACCATCAGGCCCAGCAGCAGGCGCGTTTGGACGCATATCAGCACCGGCACCGCCTGTTCCTCCGGCGCCACCAGCTCCGCCTGTTCCGCCTGCTCCAGCGTTGCCACCTGTTCCGGCATTTCCTGATGATCCTGGGTTACCAGCGTTACCTGCAGCACCAGCGGTTCCCGCAGCGCCACCTGGCCCAGCAAGTCCATTTGTTCCTGTGTTTCCTGCGTTACCTACAGATCCGACATTTCCTGCGTTACCAGCAGCGCCAGCATTTCCTGCTACTCCGCCTGGCCCTCCAGCACCATTAGATCCAGGGTTTCCAGCATTGCCAGCACCGCCAGCGGTTCCAGCGTTTCCAGCTGCGCCGGCATTTCCTGCCGCACCACCCGGCCCGGCCAAACCATTGTTTCCTGGATTTCCTGGGTTGCCTGAAGATCCAGCGTTGCCTGGGTTGCCGGCAGCACCGGCACCACCGGCAGAGCCAGCGGCTCCACCTGGTCCGTTAGTTCCTGGGTTTCCTGCGTTGCCGGAGAATCCTCTGTTGCCTGGGTTACCAGCAGCACCAGCGGCTCCGACGTTTCCTGCGGGTCCACCAACACCAGCGGTTCCTGGGTTTCCTGGATTACCAGATGAACCCGCATTGCCTGGATTACCAGCCGCGCCAGCAGCTCCCGCAGCACCGCCTGGGCCGGCCGCGCCGTTAGTACCAGCGTTTCCTGCGTTACCAGAGAATCCTTGTGAGCCTGGATTTCCTGCTGATCCGCCAGTTCCCGCTACACCGCCGGGCCCACCAACACCATTAGATCCTGGGTTACCGGCATTTCCAGATGTTCCCTGTGAGCCTGGGTTTCCAGCGGCGCCAGCATTTCCTGCTACTCCGCCAGGACCAGCAGTTCCACCGCTTCCGCCGGTTCCGGCATTACCGCCAGCGGTTCCTGTGAATACTAGAACGGTGGTTTCGCCTAGGCTGAACAGCGTGCTTCCGCCAGGGGCTCCAGCACTTCCTGCAGCTCCCGGTGTTCCTGCATTACCAGAAGCACCAGTATTTCCTGCTGTTCCTGCTGCTCCAGCAGATCCAGACCAGCTAGCTGGTGCTGTTCCACCTGGTCCACCAGATGTGGCTCCAGTCCCAGCATTGCCGGATGAGCCAGCATTGCCTGGGTTACCAGCCGCGCCCGCAGACCCTGGCCAGTTGGCAGGAGCTGCGCCGCCAGGATTGCCGGCTGTTGCGCCAGTACCAGCGGAACCAGAAGCTCCGACGTTACCAGCCGTTCCAGACGCGCCAGCAGAACCAGTCCATGTATTAGGTGCGGCTCCGCCGGCCCCTCCAGATCCACCTGGGTTTCCTGGGTTACCAGCTGCGCCGCCTGTGCCTGGGTTACCAGCAACACCCGCAGAATCTGGCCATGATGCAGGAGAAGCGCTTCCAGGATTACCAGAAGTAGCTCCAGTACCTGACGTGCCGACGTTACCGGCAGTTCCAGCATTTCCAGGTGATCCAGTTTTACCGGTCCAGTTGGCAGGAGCGGCCGATCCCGCGCCACCTGGGGTGGCTCCGATCCCAGCATTTCCTGCTGCGCCAGTGTTTCCGGCTGTTCCTGCAGCGCCGTCTTTACCGGTCCAGTTGGCAGGAGCGTTTCCGCCTGCGCCGCCTGGGGTGGCTCCAGTTCCTGCGTTACCTGTTGTTCCTGCGTTGCCTGGGTTGCCAGCAACACCAGCAGAGCCTGGCCACGAGTTAGGTGCAGCGCCACCAGGACCACCGTCGGTTGCACCAGTTCCTGCATTACCAGCAGCACCTGTCGATCCAGCATTACCGGCAACACCTGATGTTCCTGGGTTTCCAGCAGCACCAGCGTTTCCCGCTGCGCCTGGGTTTCCTGGGTTACCAGATGCACCAGCTGAACCCGGGCTACCGTCGGCACCAACGTTAGCAGATGAAGGTGTAGCGTTGCCGCCAGCGCCACCGGCGCCACCAGTAGCAGCGCCAGATTTGAAGCCAGCTTGGCCTGGCGCACCAGGCGTTCCTGTGTAAGTTAGAGTGTCATCATATGCACCACCACCGCCGCCACCGCCGCCGGGACCGCCTTGTTGGCCAGGGTTTCCAGGGTTACCAGATGCTCCTGCTGGACCACCAGCGCCACCGGTTCCTGCAGCTCCATTGGTGCCAGGGTTTCCAGAGTTACCAGAGGCACCGACGTTACCGGCATTGCCAGCGCCGCCAGCATTTCCGCCTACGCCGCCTGGTCCGCCAACACCATTAGATCCAGGGTTACCAGGGTTTCCGGCGTTGCCGACACCTCCAGCATTACCAGCAGCACCTGCAGTTCCCGCGGTTCCACCTGGGCCGGCAAGTCCATTATTTCCTGGGTTACCTGGGTTACCAGACGCACCAACGTTTCCAGCATTACCGGCTGCACCAGCATTTCCGCCAGCTCCGCCGGGGCCTGCTAGTCCGTCTGATCCTGGATTTCCGGGATTTCCTGGGTTTCCTGAACCGCCGACATTACCAGCTGCTCCAGCATTTCCGCCAGCTCCACCTGGGCCTGCAACCCCGTTCGTTCCTGGGTTTCCTGGGTTTCCTCCGGTTCCACGGTTGCCAGTGCCTCCAGCATTTCCTGCCGTACCTGCGGCTCCGCCTGGCCCTGCGTTACCGGCAGTTCCTGGGTTTCCGGGGTTGCCAGAACCACCAGCGGTCCCTGCGTTTCCTGCAGATCCACCTGTTCCTGCAGCACCACCCGGTCCAGCAAGTCCGTTATTTCCTGTGTTACCTGGGTTTCCAGATGTTCCAGCGTTACCTGGGTTTCCAGCGGCTCCAGCTGTTCCAGCAATACCGGCTGGCCCACCGAGGCCATTGTTGCCTGGGTTTCCAGGATTTCCTGCAGATCCGGCGTTGCCTGGGTTACCAGAGGCACCAGCTGTGCCTGGGTATCCAGATCCAGCTCGGCCTGCTACGGTCGCCCTAATGACTCCGTATTTGGCTGTGAACGTACCGGAGGCGTTGAAGGCGGTGCTTCCTGCCTCTACGATACTTTTCTTTTGGATATTCCGGTGGGATGCACCTATTGGCATGACGATCCTACCTTAAGAAACATTGGCAAATGAGTGTGCACCGATCCACATGACCCCGCCATCGACGGTCCAGAATGTAAAGACATCGGTTTGGTTAGCGCCAGTCGAAGGAACTGGGGCGACACCTTCAGACCAAACAGTTCCGGTTGGCCAAGTGAGAGTTGCTCCGCCGCCGGCAGGTTGTTTTACCAATAGCGTAAATGCAGTAGAAACCCCAGTTGAAGGAACGTTAGTCACTGTCAGCGTCGTATTTCCCGACAGCGTGAAGTTAAAGATGTTGCTGTTCAACAGATCCATGTTAGTGACGCCGGTAACCCCGGTTCTAACATCGACGTATTCTCTATAACCCCTGAAGACCTGTCCTTGTGCGATGGTTAGGCTAGAGCTACCCGTAACTGTCAGATCACCAACAGTCAATGTGTTCATCGTGACTGTGTTAGCGCCAAGCGTTTTAATAGACGCGGTGTTGGCCACAATGTTGTTTGAGTTTAGGTTCGCTACGGTCGAGGTGTTAGATGTGAATGTATTGGCGCCAAGCGTATTCGCTGTGCCAGTTGCAACAGTCAGAGTGGTAGCACCTAGTGTCGTGATTGTGCCAGTTGTGGCGTTCAAGACGTTAGCGGTAGCCAGGTTGGATGTGAGGGTAACTACGTTGCCAGTAATAGCGACCAATGCTTGAATCGTAGCAGCGTTGGCTGTAAAGACATTTGCGCCAAGTGTGTTTGCAGCACCAATCGTAGTAGACAGGTTGTTGATAGTACCTGTGTTAGCCGTTAGTGTAGTAACAGTTTGTGTAGGCGCAGTCAGGTTCTGAATTGTAGCCGTGTTGACTGTAAGGACATTGGCACCAAGGTTGACAACTGATCCGGTTGTCGCATTCAGGGTCGTGACAGTAGCAACGTTAATGGTGGCAGCATTCGTAGTCAGCCTGGTGATTGTGCCATTTGCTGAAGACAGGGTGTTGACTGTACCGGTATTGGCAGTAAGGTTAGTAACCGTGCCAGTGACAGATGACAGGGTCGTGATCGTGCCAGTGACTACTGTAAGCGTGCTAACAGAACCGGTGTTAACAGTGAGGACGTTGGCGCCGAGGTTAGTGATCGATCCGGTTGTCGAAGTCAGTGTTGTGACCGTACCGTTTGTGATCGTGGCCTGGTTAGACGTAAGGGTGACTGCGTTGGCACTAATGGCGACAAGAGCTTGGGCCGTGGCGGTGTTGACCGTGAGCACGTTGGCCCCGAGATTGACAACTGACCCGGTTGTCGAGGTCAGGGTCGTGACCGTACCATTGGTGATTGTTGCTTGGTTTGAAGTGAGCGTAACCGCGTTGGCGCTGATGGCAACGAGGGTCTGAACCGTAGCGGTGTTGACGGTGAGGACGTTGGCACCAAGACCGACAATAGAGCCAGTGGTGGCCGTAAGGACATTGACAGTTGCAGCGTTTGAGGAAAGGGTGACCGCGTTGGCGCTAATGGCTACCAGGGTCTGGATCGTTCCGGTATTTACGGTAAGGACGTTTGCACCCAGCCCGACGATCGAACCTGTCGTGCCAGTGAGGACGTTGATGGTCGCAGCGTTGGAAGCAAGAACTACAAGGTTCGCAACGTTTGCATTAACCGTACCAATGTTGGCAGTGACCACGTTAGCAGACACTAGAATGGTCAAGGTATTCGAAGTCGTCGAGTTAGCTGCAACCGTGTTTGCAACGGCTGATGTGGCCACAAGGGCGTTGGTTGTTACTCTATTCGTAACAGCAACGTTCGCACCAAACGTAGAGTTGTTTGGAACGACTATACCACTTCTGACTACGAAGTCTTTTTGATCGGCCATTACTTATTCCTATGATAGACGTATGGCCTATTTATTCGGCGGCGGTCTCTTCTTT